TCGCCATGTCGATCAGCATCGAGGTGTTCTGCACGCTGCTGGCGATGAAGTCCATGATGGGCTCGTCGCCGCCAACAAGCTCCTGCAGATGCGGGCTGTCCTTCATGTTGCCGATGCGGATGGGCGTCTCCTTGCCGATGATGAGTTCGGCCACGCCGTCGCGCATGCGGTAGTAGGGGATGTAGTCGTTCTCCTGCAGCAGCGTGTTGGCTTGCTCCTTGCTCAGGGCACCGCTCTGCACGTTGAAGTTGATCAGGTCGCGGTTGTACTGGTTGTAGATGTCGCGCACTTCACCGAACGCTTCGCGCAGCACCGGGTTGGCGTCGATCTCGGCCTTGGCGGCTTTGATGTCCTCCGGCGTCGGCATGGAGTCCAGGCGCTGCCCCAGGTTGTTCATGCGCTTCGTCAGCACCGTGCGCTGCTCAGCGGACAGCTTCGGGGACTTGAGTTCGTTCTCGATGCGCTTGATCTCGCCCTGCGCCCACACGCGGCCAAAGTTGAGCGTGTCGTAGCCCACGCGCTCGCCACGGATCGCAGCCATGTAGAGCGTCACGAGCTTGTTGGCGGCGTCGGCGCTGCCCGCTTCCTTGACCACATCCTTGCGCTTCAGGATGTCGAACGCCTGCTTCAGGTTGGCCCCGGGCTTGGCCTCGATGAGGTACTCCTTGGTGCCGTCACGACGCGTCTTCTCCACCCGCTCGGGCACACCGTCCGTGATGGCCTGGGAGGTGAAATGCATCCGCTGGTCGTACATCCGCAGGTAGTACATCGCCTGCATGGCTTTCGCGGGGTCCGCACCCGCACGCTTGAGCGCCTCCTCGGTGGGGAAGAGCTTGTCGATGAACTGCGCGCGTCCACCGATGCCAAGGAAGTTGTCGCGGAACTTGTCGATCAGGCCCTTCTCTTTGCCGACGATCTGGTTGGCGACGCGTGCTGCGGTGGGGAGGTTGCGGGAGAAGAGGATCTCTCCCGGCTCCGTGCGGGCCTCGGCAGCGGGCGCCGCCTGCCCACGCATTGCCATCTTCGCTGCACCGAACGCCATGTCCACGAGGCCCTGGGCATCGAGCGCCTTGGGCGGCAGGCCGAACTTCTGCAGCGCGCGGCGGAACAGCGCGGCTACCTGCGACAGCCAGCGCCCGAGGGTGCTGCGCGTCTCCATGGGCTTCACGCCCGCGTTCACGGCTTCCTCGACGGCGTAGGCCAGCAGCTCATCGTTGACTTGGCCAGCGGGCGTCTCTGCGGCCTCCACACGTGCGCGTGCGGCCTGGGCCACCCGGGCCTCGGGGCTGTTGTCGGTGCGCTTCTCCCAGGACTTGACCGCGTTGACCAAGGCGCTGTACTGGGCGTCGCCCAGCATGCTCTTCAGGCCCACGTGGGCGCCAACCTCGTGCAACAGCACGGACAGCGCCTGTCCCTGGTTGATGTTCCCCGCGATCAGGAACGCCTTGTTGCCAGCGCTGTCCACGAAGCCCCGAGCGTCCGCCGGGATCTTGCCCTTGTACTGCGGGTTGGCCGCAACGAGCGCGCCCACCGAATCGTAGATCTGCGCCCGGCCCAGGTCCGGGAAGGTCTGCTTCAACTCCGCGCGGACGCTGTCGGTAGTGGACGGCGTAGCGACGGGGCCACGGGAGAAGAACGCTTCTTCTCGTGCGCCGCCAAGAATTCCAATTTCAGGCGCTTCGTACGTAAGTTCTTCGACAGTTTCACCTTGTTTTTTGGGCTCGCGGTACATACCGCCGTCCCATGACTTAAAGCCGCTTCTGGCGTACCACGCCTCCAGTTGTTCAGTAGACAGCCCCTTAGTGCCAACTTGTTCCGGCTGCAACGTGAGTGTGACACCGTGTGTATCCGCCAAAGCCATCAGTTTTTTGAGCACGGTCGAGGCTGCACCTTTGCCTTCAGCGCCGTTGTTTCTAATCAAACTGATGTATATGCTTTTATTAGGGGCCGGAAAAATGCCTTTCTTTATGTCAACGTCTACTTCACCAAAAGCCCGTAGTCCCTTTTCTTTTTTGCTAGGCTTTGTTATTTTTTTAAGCGACTTGAGAAAGCTAGCTACCTTTTGTTCAGTAGTTTGCGCACCTTCGACTTCAGGTGTTTCTTCAAGTTCTTTTGCTATTTCCGCTTCTTCGCTCGCGGTCAGCGGCGTTCTTTCAACAGGCGCCATGCCTACGCGCAGTAGTCGCTGAACTTCTCCTTCCGCTTCTGACAGTTGTTGGGCACGGGTATTGCTATCACCCTTGGCCGCGATCTCATAGCGGAGTTCTGCAACAGCGAGTTTTGCTTCCGCAAGGCGTTTTTCTGACGGCGTCTTCGCAGTCTCAACCGCGTTCTCTGCGGCAATCAGGTTCGCCTCCGCGAGCTCCTTCTTACCAATCGCTACGTCGCGCTGCCGCACACCGCGAGCTTCTTGGATGCGGTTCTTGGACGGAGTCGTCGTTTCTCCAGCGACACTCTCTTCCGTACCCGTACGCATCGTCTGGGGCGGCATGACTTCGGGTCGCGTGGCGGGGCCGATAGCGCGTTGCTGTGTGCCTTCTGCAACACCGAGGCGTTCGCCCGCTACGCGAGTCCGCGAGATCTCCTCATTGGCCTGCTCTCGCACCGCCTTAAGCTCTGCACGCGTCATGCGCGTGATCTTGGTTCCCGTCAGAGACTTGTTGAGTTTGGCTTGATGGCCCGCGATAACGGCTTCCTGCTTCTTGATCGAGTCTTCAAGCTTCGCCGCTGTTTTCTCAGTGCGCTTCTTGCCGCGCAGTCCTTGAAGTTCTGCCAGCTTTGCACGGGCTTTCTTCAAGTTCTCTTCGTGCAAAGCGCTAACCGCGCTGGTCTTCTCGGCGCGAGCCTCAAGCTTGGCCTGCTTTTCCTGCATGTATTTGTCGGCTTCGGTAGCCGCTTGCATGCGCTCTGGCATCGACAGGCTGCTGTCATAAGTTTGCGCCACCAACTTGATGTAGTTGGTGTCCTCCATGATGTCTTCTTTGTTCTTCTCGAAGAACACCATGACACCGGATCTTTCACCGGCTTCCAGGCTGGCCTGTTCTGCACGCCGTTTGGCGGCGTCTGCCGCTTCTCTCTGGGCAAGCGTGGTTTCGGCGGGCATTGGAGCCACACGCGTGCGAGCTTCTGCCCGCGCTTTGGCAGCGGCCAGCCGGGACGCGACGCTACTTTCAAGCCCCCCAGCTTGCGCGGCTGCTGTTTTTGCCGCTGCAAGCAACTGCTCCGCCTGCGCATCATCAGGGCGTGTGGCCGCAGCTACCTCGGCCAGCAGAGTCTCTGCCGCCCTGAGGTCTGCTTGCGCTTTGTCGAAAGCCGCAATTTGCTCGGCGGTGCCGCTGTAGGTGCTGAGCTTGTCGGCAAGCGCCGTCTTGGCGCCCTCCAACGGTTTCATGTGGTTGCGCAGCAATGCGCCAACATCTCCGCCTTCCGGAAGCTCACGAAGCGCCTTGCTAAAGGCGACTTGCGCGGCGTCCCGTTGCTTGAGGTACGCATCTACGTCAGCGTTCTTGGCGATGCCCTTGACGTACTTGGACAGTCCGCTGATGCGCTTCAGTTCGACATCCAACTTGGCGGCAAGCTCTGCCTGCTTGACAAGGAAATCGCCAAAAGCTTCATCGGGCAAAGGCGTGACGCCTTTACGGTCTTTTGCGAGCTTACGAAGCTCGTTCTTCGCGTTCCAGACGGTTTTGCCGGCAGCGTCAACCCGCTTTTTAGCAACAAGGTACTCGCCAAGCGCAGTAGACGCATCGCTCCAGTCCGCGCCCACGTTGCGTTGTACAACGTCGCGCATGTTGGTTTGCGCAGCGGCCCACTCGTCCAGCGCTTTCTCGACTTTCTTTTCTGCTTCTCGCGCAGCAGTGTACCCGGGCACATCGCCACGCGGAATTGTTGCACGCCTAAAGCCGCCTTCTTCCCCGACAGGCACTTGTTCCCGCGCCGCAATCTCCGCGTCAAACTGTTTGACGCCATCTGCTATGTCCAGCAGAACGCGAATGCCGTCAGTCAAACTGTCAGAATACTTCTGCACCGCCGCTGCACGCGCAGCAATTACGCGTTCGATGCGGTTCTCCAGCGCGTTGCGAGCGATGTTAAGACTGAACTGCGATTCGTCAACAAGCGCTTGTGCAGCGGCGCGATCCGCACCTGTCTTTTCCTTCAGCGCAGCGGCTTTCTGCTTCAGGTCGGCTTCTTGCTTGCGCAACTCAGCCGCTTGCTCACGCAGCGGCGCCAGCTCGCGTTGCAGACGCGCTACCGACAGCGCGATGCGCCCTTGAGCGTCCACCATCAGCGGCGTCTGCGACGCCAGATAGCGCTCAAATTCTTCGTAGGTGTTGAATGCTGTTGCCCGAGGCTCCGGCATTTCCGGCAGTTCCTGTTGAACCGCGCGGCGAACGTCTCCAGTAGGCTCTCGCGTCAACACGCCTTGGCGCCCTTCCAAGGAAGTGCCACGAACCGCTTCTCTTTCCTGTGGCGTGAGCGCGCGGCCTGCGTACTGCGTGCGCTCCTCCGTCTCCGACAACTTGGCTTCCTCCAACGTACGCAGTACGTCGCGGGCGCGAGCAGTATCGGCAGGGTCTGCACGGCCTGTGGTCAGCGTGCGGTACAGCCATGCGGCGGTAGGTTGCGGATTGGCCTGCCGCAGGAAGGCGGGCAGGTCGGCCTGCATCTGACGGACTACGTCCTTGGTGCCCTCGTCCACGCCTGGAGCGGCCAGCACGCGGTCTGCCATGGCGGCAATACGTTGCGTCAAAGGCGGCTGTGCGCGAACATCCACTTGTGGGGTTTCGGGAAGCGCCTGCTCTCTGCGGCGAACAACCGTGTCCTCGGAACCCACAGCTTCCTGTTCAACACGCTCACGTGCCTCGGGGAAAAGCGCGAGTTGAGGTGCGGTGCGCACCCGCGCCATCTCGCGCCCGCGCTGTTGTTGCGCAAGGCGTTGTCCAAGTTCGGACATGGCTTCGCGTTCTGCGGTGCCTTCAGCCGTCAATTCCGCGTCAACCGCAGCCCTGCGGGCAGCAGCTTCACGCGCCGCCTGCTGTTCTATTTCTGCCTGCGTGCGTTCGTAGCCTGCAGTCTCCCGTCCCACAGCCATTTCTTCGCCAAGCGCATCGCGCCGCGTTTGCTCTGCCGCGATTGCTTCGGGCGCAAAAAGATCTAGTTGCGCCGTAGGCGCAACTTCTTGTAGCTGCTTCTTGAGTTCGAGCAGTTGCTTGCCGTATCCCAGAACTTTGTCTTGGTCAGCGTTTGCTTTTGCCGCGTCAAAGCGTTTCTGAAGCTTCTTGAGTTCCTCTTGAAGCGCTGCCGTGTCGGGCGCTGCAGGTAGTTTGCTCAGCGCATCTTGCGCGGAGTCAAGTGCGGTCTTGGTGCGCTGCGTCTGTTCTGCAATCCGAACGGCGTCTTCCGGCGTTTCGGCGGCGACAAGTTGCCCACGCTGTTGTTCGAGCAAGCCAGTCAGCCTGCGCACTTCCTGCTCGTAGCGAGGGCGCGCCACTTCAGGCGCTTCAGGAGCCGCTTCTGTTGGCGGAGGTTCTGAAACACGCCCAGGCGGGGGCGTAAGCTCAAGCTGCCCTGCACGAAGCTTGGCAATAGCTTGCGGGCCACCGGCGGCAATGAACTCTTTACGAGCAGCTTTTTCTTGGTCTTTCAGCGGACCAAGTTGCTGCTGTATAACTGCATTAGCATCCTTGTCTTCTTGAGACAGCGGCGCTTCTTTGGTGCCCTTTTTAAGCTGCGCTTCAAGTGCGGCTATCTCTGTGCTCAGCTTCTGGTACGCGTCGTAACGCGTTTCCAAATATTCCGGCGTCTTTCGCTCCGCTCCCGTCGCTGCGCGTGCGGCCTTGCGCTGCTCGGCTTCCTGGCCTTCCAGCAGCGTGCGGGCCTCGCCCTGCGCCTTGCCGCGCTCGTAGTAGCGCCCGGGGACAGCCAGCGTGCCGCCAAGGACGGCACCGCCCAGGAAGCTGTCGAAGTACTCCTCGCGGGCCTTGGGGTCCGTCAGACTCAGCCCTGCCTGGGCACGCTCCAGCACCTGCTGTGCGGCCTCCGTGAGGCCCTCCGCGCCCATGGTCTTGCCGGTGGCGGCGGTGTAGTCGATGAGCGTCTTCTTGAGCCCCTGCTCCGCGATCTCCTTGGCCGTCTCTGCCGTGACCTTGATGCCGGCTTGCCCGAAGATGCGGCCAATACCCGGGATCAGGCGCATGGACAGCGTGTCCAATGCCGCCTGCGGAACCGCCGCCAAAGCGGCGTTGCCCAGGTCCGTCTCCGCGAGCTTCTTGCCCTCCTCCATCTGGCGCGAGAGGTTGGTCGCGGTGAACTGCGCAGCCGAAGTCAGGCCCGCTGCACCCAGCGTAGTGGCCAGCGCGGCGGGGCCTGTGAGGGGGAGCGCTGCCGCTGCCACGCCTGCGGCCAAGGGTGCGGCCATGTACGGCGCAGACCCGCCGAGAAGCTCAAGCAGCTTGGTGCCCGGAGCCTCAGTCCAGCCCGCCTCGGTGGGCGCGAAGATCTCCCTGGCACGCTTCTGGGCAGCGTCGTACTCGGCCTGGGCGGCGGCCTCGTCCTTGAGCCCCACCTTACCCAAGAGGGCAGAGATGCCGCCACCAAGTTCAGTAGCACCGGCACGCAGCGCGGGGAAAAATCCCGACTCTGGCTTGGCAGCAGGCGCTGCAGGCGTGGTTGCCGCCGCCTCCCTTTGCAGCGCGTTTTCGAAAGCCCGCAGTACTGTGGCGTAGTCAGCCGTACCGCGCTTGCTTTGGTTTGCGCGAAGCCACTGTTCGTACTCGGTGGAGGTTGCCATTACTGCCTTCCCATGACGCGTGCTGCTGCCGCATCCAAATCTGTCGCGCCTTCGGCACTAGGTGCCGCAGAACCGATACCGCCGTACTTAACGTCCATCAGACGTTGCAGTCGCATCAGTTCCGCATCGATATTGGCAATTGCGGTTTTATCCGCCAACGGATTTTCCATCAGCTTCGCTTTTGCGGCCGCAAGCTGCGCATACTGTACGCCTTCTTGCGATTTCATGCGCTTTTCAAGTAGCCCTGCTTCTGCAAGCGCCTGCCGTCCAGGAACCGCCGCAGCTTGCGCTCCAGCAGAGATACCTGCTGCGCGGGCATTTGCCAAGGCGGCATCCGCACGAATACGGTCGTTTTTCAGCTCTTCGGTCTTGACCGCTGCGTCGTAACGCAATTTGGCGATCTTCTCCGCAGACTCTCGCGCAGTCTTCATGTCGCCAGACAGCAGTGCTTCCTGATACTTGGCGTTCTCAAGCTGCAGTTGCCGGTACGTGTTGTTGAGCTGCCGCACACGCTCGCCTTCGGTGGCGCGGTACTGCGCAATGTCCCTGCGGGCCTTCTCTTCTTCGGTGCTGACAGCGGCAAGGCCCTTCGCAAGCGACGGGAAGAACTCACCCTTCTTGGCACTGAGGAAACTGGCGAGCAGCGGCAGCATGTCGCCTTCCAAGAACGGCTTGTTCAGCCGCCCTTCCCGGCGCGCAAGCTCGCGGTCCGTTTCGTCACGGACACGCGCGGCTTCGTCCATGGCCTGCTTGGTCATCAGCTCCTGAATGCCGGCAACCTTGGTCCGTTGTTCGCGAAGCGCCTGTGGCACCTCCGTCGGCGTTGTGGAAGCGGCGACAAGCGCGTTCAGTGCTTGCGTGACGGCGTCAGGCGCGGCTGGAGCCGCCGCTGCCGGCGGAGGTCCTTGGCGACGTTCCGCAGTGGGCTTTTCGGCGGGGGTGCGCCGCTCTCGCGGAGCGGCTTCCGGTGCGGCGGCAGGGGCTGCGCGCCGTCCTTCTCGCACGGCAACCGGCTCGGGATACGGGGCAGCGGCAGGCGCAGTAGCTGCGGCGGCAGCGGGCGCCACTACTTGTTGCGCCCCCAACCCGCGTGCAATACGCTCCGTTACTGCTCCGGCGTCTGTGCGTTTTTTAAGATCTTCTGCACTTAGCCGTGACGCACCGCCTGTGAATGTTTCCCGAAAAAACGGACTTTCAAGAAAGTTATTTAGTCGTTCTATCCAATTTCCTGAAGGGCCCAAATTTCTTTGAACCAACGGGACTCCCGCCGATTCAAGTTTAGCGTTCTCTTCTTGCGTACGCTGATACGGAGGCTTAGCCAATATGCGCTTGACTTCGGGGTCGCCGCCGCTCTGCAACGCAACAATCCCACCGGTGGCCATCCTGCGCACAGGCGCCGTGCCTGCTACTTGTTCGGCGCTGCTGAGAATCTGATCGCTGATCGTCTGCGGGCCTTGCTGTTGCGCTTGCTGCATGGCGAGACCGTTTGCTACCGCTTGTTTTTTGCGTAGTTCTTCACGCACATCGTCGATATGCGTGAGAAGCGGGAGCGACGGGTCGCGAGCATACATTGCAAGCAGCGTCGGCATGTCGCGAATCTGCTTGAAGTTCTGCACCATGGCCGCAGGCGTACCTGCGGCTTGCTGCGGCGCAAACTGAAAGCCCCGCGCCTGTCCCGGCATTTGCGCCATATCTGACTCCCGCCTTACGTATTAACCAAACAGCCGGTTGTACACCGACAAGCCGGCAAGTCCGCCGAGGGCAGCACTGCCGAAACCGCTGTCAGGCGGGCTGTAGGCCGGAGCTTGGATCGGCATACCGCTGACCATGTCGCGCATAAAGCCGAGCTGCTTGTAGGGAAAGTTGACAGACTCCGTCCATTCCTTGTAGCCGAAGTCCAGCGGTTCTTGCGCGATGCCGCGCTGCACCGTACCGGCCTTCATCTGCTCACCCAGAGTGTCGACGTCGTACTTGGCGCCGAACTGCCGGGAGGCTTCGCCCAGGCGCTGGCCTTCGAGGCCGAGCGTGGCTTCGCCCAGACGCTGCTTCTGCGCCTGATCGAACGCGGCCATCAGGCCCTTGGCCTGGATGTCGCCGATCTGGGTCTGGAGGTTCCGCTCCCGCTCCGCCCGCATGATGGCGTCCCGACCTCCGCCCAGCGCGCCGGCCTGGGCGAACTTGGCTTGGTCCGACTGCGCACCGATGTCCGACTGCCGCCGCGCTTCGCGTGCCTGGATGTCCACGACGTTCTGCAGGTACGGCGTCATGTAGTCCTGAACGGACCCGACCGGCCCCAGGCCGGTGTTGAACTGCGTCGGCGCGTAGGGGCCGAGACTGCCGATGCCCCTGAACGCCTGATCTTGCAGAGGCGACGTCGGTGCAAAGCGCTCGCCGGTGTAGGGCGTGTAGCCCTCCCGGGCCAGTCCCCAGGACCGGTTGAGCATGTCCGTCAGGTAGCCCTCAAAGCCGGGGGCAACGTTTCCGCTTGGACTGATATTGGCCATCATGCCCTCCGTTCGAGTTGACGCATCAGCGCGTACAGCGCTCGCGCTCCGCCTGCTTGATCGACGACAGCCTTGGGAACGTAGCCTTCACCATTGGACACAGCGGCAGGGGTGGTCCCGGCGATTGTCGCAGGGATGTCGTCGCTTGTGCCAGTCCCTCGACCTGCAATCAACCGCGTTCCGGGCAGTACCTGGGTAATGCCTCCGGAGGCCATCTTGTTGGCGCCGTCCATTGCCCGCTTGGTCAGCACGAAGGCGCCATCCTCCATCTGCAGGGGGTTCTGCTTGGTGCCGGTGACCACGCCACCGGTGGCGTACGCCTGCATGAGCCCGCCGTCGGCAGCGAACTTGGTCAACGAGATCGGGCCGTACTTGCCGGGGACGACCTCTTTGGTGACCTTGGAGGGAGACAGATTGAGCGCCACGCCTCCGCGTCCCGTTTTGTCACGGTCGAGATACGCCGCAAGCATGCCGGCAAGGCCAAACAGCCCTCGCGGGCTGATCAAACCTTGGCCAATTGATTTGGCACTGCCGAGAAGCGCGTCAAGGATGCCGCTGCCGGTGCCGCTCGCGCTATATGTCGGAGATACGGGCGTGTAGTACGAAAACGTATCTTCGTAAGCTTGCTGGCTACCAAGATCTGGTGTATCTGTATTGAGGATGTCCTCAAGATATTCGCTCATATCACACTCCGTATCCGTACTGCACGGTGGGGCCGTAGCGTCCTGCAACAGTTTCGCGTTTCCAAGAGGGTTGCATTGCCTCCTGTGCAGCCTGCTCTATTGCAGCGGTTACAGCGTAGGTTTCCGGGTTTACGCCGCCATAAGCGTCACCGGAGGCGTTGCCCGTGGGTGCCGTTGAGGTGGAGGGCGCGGGGCCCGCACCCGGCAAGCTGCCGAGCCCGCCAGAGCGAGCGCCACTGGTAGCACCGGAGACTGCATCCGACACGCCCCGGTTGACGGCACTGCCCGCGCCTGACAGGTTGAACGCAAGCCCCCCAAGGGGTCCGAGACCGCTCGTGATGCCCGCCTGGACGCCAGAGCCTGCGGCTTTGCCCAGATTGCCTTCGAAGAGCCCTTCCAGGATGCCAGAGGGGATGCCCGTCTTGGCGCCGATGAGCCCTGCAGCAAGCCCAGGCATCACTTCGGCTGGCGTCAGCCTGCCCGTCATGAGCCCGTGGATGTTGGCGATGCCCTTGCCGAGCGCAGACACCGTGCCGTAGCCAGGGACCATGCTGACGAGCGCGGGGACGGTGTAATTGAGGACGTTGTGGACGTTACGTGCCGCAAGTGCCTGCTCGACGTTCTGCGTCGGAGAGATGTCTACTTTCCCAAGCCCCGCAGCCGCAAGCGTCTCAAGAGAACTTTTGTCAAGATCCTCTCCTGCAAGCGCGCGGTCAAGCGCCCCAAAGACGTTTTGCCCGTAATCCCCGGAAGAATACCCAGGCGTATTGTCGCTTTGTCCCCAACCATAATCGGAGTATGCGCCGGTGTCAAAACCACCGCCCCCCAAATTAACTCCGCCACCGCCACTATCGCCGGGGGCGTCGCCGGGCCCGTAGTCGCTATCCATGATATTTCCTTACGTCAGATCCCAGAACAACAACGAAGCGTAGAAGTCTTCGTTGCCCGATATAGGCCGCACGGCCAGGACATAAACGTCGCTGACGTTGGACAGATCGGCGCCAAGCTGCAAGTCCCAGTTGTACTCGCCATCTGTTGAAGCCGAGCCTCCGCTCTGGTTGGACCCGGAAGCGTAGAAATGCGACACCATCATGGCGTCGGTGATGGAGCCAGAATTCAACGTACCGTTGACAGCGAACTCGACATTTGCCGACCCTGTAGGGTTGTACGTCGGATTGACTGTGAAGGGCGGGTTCTTGAGCAGCGCCACCTCATAGTCTGCGGGGGTCGTCGCGCAAAGCACCGAGAAGCCGTCAGGAATGACCACTGCACCCGTGCGACCCGACGCCAACCGGATAGACACCAGCGATGTCCAGGTGCTGAGCGTAGCCGACCGTAACGAACTGGCCCGCGCCACTGTGGGGGCGACCTTCTTCTCGTAGCCGCCCTCAGAGATGACCGTGGAGCAGATCTGCTTGAGCGTGGCAACGTTGCTGGCGCCCGTGTTTGTGATCTCGTACCTGACCGGCAGGATCGCCGTGGTCATGTAAACGCTGGTCAGGTTGTTCGCGTTCTGGAACGTGTGGCAGATGATCGTCTCGCCGTTGATCACGAACCCGCAGCGCACAGAACCCACGCCCAACCACTCGAAGTCCTCCCAGAAGATCTGGGCCTTGGTCAGGTCAAGCGTGTAGCCGGAGTCCCCGGTGCCGTCAAGCTTGTCGCCATTCCAGTCATCCTGCGCTACACGGGTATCCACGGCAGAGCCTGTCACATAGGTGCGCCGAGTGATGTAAACGGAGGTTCCGTCCCGTTCCAGAAACACGCCGTTCTGCGTGTTGAAGTACCCGATACGGATGCGCTGATTGGACACCGCCGTGGGCATGACAAACGTGTTCATCACCAGCAGGCCCTTGCCCGGCTGGTAGGCAAAAGACCGATACGTCTGACGGACCACTTCAGATCCGTTTGATGCAGTCACGTTTAGCTCAACCGTACTGGCGTTTGCGTCGTAGCTGACGGTTCCTCCAGTGGCCGTGCTTTCGCTGAACAAGTCGTTCTTGGCGTAGCGGTTCTGGCTGTCAAAGAGCGTGTAAGGCTGGCTGGCACGGGCGCGGCCAAAGGCATCCAGGGCCGACCCGTACAGATTGACCGCGACCGGGGATGCTTCCACAATGCGCTCCAGCAGGTTGTCCAGTTGGTTGAAGTACAGGCGTAGAACGCTGAGCAGTTTGTCGATGTACTGCGGATCGTACGTCCTGGTAGCCAGTGGCAGGGCCGGGGCCCTGAAGCGCTTGATGACGTTGGCCCAGATGCTCATGACTTGCGCCCATCAGGCCGGAGGTCGATGCGGAACTTGCCCAACTGCCACTGCACCCCAAGCTCGTTGGACCGTGCCTTGATCGCCATCTGCCTGCCGCGCACGCGGATGTACAGGTTGCCCTGATAGGGCGTGATGGTGCCGGAGAAGCGCTCGACCCCGTTGTTGGCGTCGCGCTGCACGGTGCGCTCGTTGTTGAGCGCCACCGACATGTTGGCAGACGGCGCCACATTGGTCACACCACGCGTGTAGCCTGAGCCGGAGTTCTGCAAGGGCAGAAGCGCCATCGTGAGCGACTGATTCTCGACAGGAGCCGTGGAACCCGCGAAGGTCACATCCGGCAGCACACGCGTGACGAACCCGAAGTTGTGCCCGTCGTCGATGTCGAACTCGGAAGAGATGATGTATGAATCGATGGGCGCTGCCACAGGCGTTGACTTGTCGTCACAGCCGGTCTCGTGGTACAGAAGCTGGCTGTTGTAGTCGACGGCAACCGGGATGTTCGAGAAGACGCTGGCGTCAATCCATGCCGTCCGTGCCAAGCTGCCGTAGTACCAGATCTTCTCTGCGTAGTTGTAAACGACGTACCGATCCACGGTGGTGGAGTTGGCCGAGCAGTAGAACCACCACACCTCGCTGAACTGCTCGACGGTGGACGCGAACACCTGGAGGTTCTGGTTGCTGTTGAAGTCGTCGAAGACGAACTTCCGGATGTCGCAGTTGAGTGTGCTGGTGCGTCCATCGAAGACGTAGAACTTCTCGTCCCCCATCCAGTAGACGACGCCTGCGGCCACAGCCCAGGCGCGGTCGCTGGCGATGGTGATGTTGTCTGCCAGGATCTGCGAACCCCACACGATAGGCGGGCCCAGGTACTGCAGGGAGTACAGCGCCGTGTCCGTCCAGACCAAGATTTCTTGGCGAGTCTGCGCAACCGCCTGGATCTCCGAGCCCCGAGACAGCGTCAGGCTACCTGCTTGGCCAGTCGCGGCAGGCGTCCAGTTGGCCGCACTCTCTTGATCCGACCAGCGGATCAGCATCGGGTTCAGGTTGGTGGAGCCGTAGTCGGTCGTGCCGAAGGCCAGGACAAACCGCGAAGCGTCGGAAACCAGCCGGAAGAGCGCCTTGCTGGGCGTGTCGCTGGCACCGACAAGCGTCGAAATATTGACACCCCGGCTCGGGAAGCCGCCCGACGCATCCCAGTAGTAGATCCCGCCGCCCTTGGGGCCGTAGATCAGATCCTCGCCAAAGTTGGCGTGGTTCCACAGGCCGATCTGCTCGGCAACGAAAGGATCCGGATCGCCGCCCCAGCCGCCGCTGCCCCAAAGACCCGCGCCCCAGCCTTCCGTGTCGCTGGGCGGGGGGTACTGGATGTCCGTGCCGATGTTGGGTTGGTACTGCGCCGTCACGGTGCCGCCGCCAGGGGAGCCTGAAACATCTGCAGCCGTGGCAAGCACCGGAAGTCCCGTGGTGGGGTCCCGAGCGTTGATGGTGTAGCTGTTGGCGTCGATGACGGTGGCGACTTGGTACTCAAGCTCCAGCACCGCCTGCGTCATGTTGCCGCCAAGGCCCGTGACGTTGTCGAACTGCACGTAGTCGCCCACAAGGCGCCCGTGATCAGTGTGCGTGACGGTAATAGACGCCGCCGTGAGAGGAGCCGTCGGAGTTGTCGTCGCTGTAAACGGATTGGTCAGCGTGTAGACATCGATGGGCGTGATGTCGTAGTACTGCCCGTAGTACACGTAGTACTTCAGGTTCGTACCGATGCCGAGGAAGATGCTCCAGGGCCACAACGCACGGCCAACGCCAAGGAAGGTGCCGGCATCGCTGTTGAGCTGCTTCCATCCGCCGATCTTCTCGGGTTGCCCCGAGCGGAAGCGGATCTTGTCGCACTCATACCAGCCGTTCTCTGCGGCGTAGCGCGTGTTCTCCCGGAAGATGCCGGGGCGAAGCTGGAGCGTCTTCAGGGGCATGCTTTACCCCCGCTTCTTGTCCCACACAGACCAGCCCACGCCCGCCGCTGCAGCCGCGCCGCCGATGATGGCGTCCATGGTCCCTCCGTCAATGCCGTACTTCACAGCGAAGCCGCCGGCAACTGCAGTCAGCACGTGGCGCACGATAGCCTGGATGATGGTCGCGTTCATGGAGTCCTCTCAGTTCTCAAGAATGTCGCAGCAGCGACGGGTCCACCCGCGCCCGAAGGCGCCGAAGGTTTCGAGGTTCGTCAGGAAGCGCAGCCTCTGGGCCATGATGCGTGCTCGCAAGGCTTCGGGATTGGCCGCGTTGGCAGCAGCCAAGGTCTTTGCACCCAGCGCCCCGTCATCGGCCACGCCCAGGGCCCTCTGGAGCCACCGGGTGGCCTGCCGAACCCCGGAGTTCACCGCCGAGTCGAAAAGGGCGTAGCGGATGGCAGGGGGCAGTTCATCGGCCCGCATGGGCTTCCAGTATTCCTCAAGGTAGATCCGCTTGGCAAGGTCCACCGGCAGATCCTGCATCGCGCCCTTGTAGCCCACCCTGCGGGCCACCGCCTCGGTGATGCCCATGTTGGTTGCACCGCCCGGGTCGGACGGGTGATGGACAAAGCCCCCTTCCGCAAGTAGGACTTTCTTGAATGCTTGCTCAAACTCCATGACCATTCCTATGATCTAAACGATCCTAACCACCCAAAGGACCGATATGGACGACTGGCGCGATGTTCCTAGTACAGGCGGATTTTTGCAAGTGTCTTCTGACGGGCGTGTCCGAAGAAAAGCCCGCCCGCTTATTTATTCTGACGGACGAAAAGGTATGTTGCCCCCCGCAGATCTTAGGCTTACCCACCAAGCTACAGGGTACCTTACGGTAAGCTTCAGCGGCAAACACTTGCTTGTCCATCGGCTTGTAGCGGAGGTTTTTCTCCCGCAACCAGAGGTAGTATTTGCCAAAAATACGGTTAACCACAAAGACGGGAACAAGCATAACAACTCGGCAGACAACCTTGAATGGGCCTCTTATACACGAAACAACACGCATGCGCGCCAAACAGGCCTTAACAAACAGCACGGCGAAAACACCAATCTGTCCAAATATTCGGACAAGTTTATTAACGCCGTTCGTAACGTTCATGCCAAATACAACCCAACATACGCGGAATTGGGGGAGAGCTTTGGCCTTACAGGAGCGCATGCCAGAGAGATCGTTTTGCGCTTGACCAGAGCTAGAGAGACAGCAGAATAACCGCCCTCGTGCTTGAGGACGCGCTGGAAGGCTGCGTCGAAGTTCATGCCGTCCGCTTCCACATGTAAACGGTGATGTACGGCTGGTAGTTTGCGTTGGTGCCGCTAGAGCCCGCCGTGTTTACGCTGATGCCGGTGGTAGAAGACGATGTGGTCAGTGAGGTTGTGTCGGCACCGGCGGTTGAATAAAGAGCTTGACGACTATCCCCAATTGCAGATATTGGAACCGTTGTCGTATGTGTATGGCCGGGATCCGTCAGCGTATGCGTGTGGCTGACAACAATCGCGTCCGCAGAACCGCCCGTTTCTTCGGCAGAATCAAACAGCGGATTGCCCGAATCAAAACCGACCGGCACGCGCCCTGCGCCGAATGCAACCCAGGTGCCGAAACCAAAAAGGGTGGCCGGATTGGTGGAACTGGTCGCGTTGATATAGATCGAACCAACAGGATGCAGCGCTTGGAGAGCGGCTTGGACAAACGCCGTCGTGGCAAGCTGCGTGGTGTTGGTGCCGTAAGCCGCCGTGGGCGCCGTTGGCGTGCCGGTAAAACTTGGCGACACCGCGTTTGTGAACGCTTGAACGACATCAGTCCCAGCGGCATTGATCCGCAGCGTCATGGATGCACCATCAGGCACGGCAACGCCGGTTTGCCCAGAAACCTTGACCGTGACAGTCTGCCCGCAGCTATTGGTGACGAAATACAGCTTGCGGTTGGTGGGAACGATGACCGACCGAGCGACTCCGGGAGTCCCGGTAATGCTCAGGAACATGTTCCGCGCGGAGTTCACCCCTGCGCTGCCATCAACGATGCTCAGGGTGACATCTGCCGACGTCACATCTGCGGTGGCCTGACCAGCGATAGCTTGGTCCGTCAGGTCGATCATCCCGTTGCTGACGGTCGTGCCCCAGCCGGTATCGTTCAGGCTGGGATTTGCGAGGCGCAGGTTGGTGGTGTAATTGGTTCCAGGCATTGGCACCTCTTAGGTTTGGATCTGAACCCAACCCGGGCTCTGGGAATCGTCGATGTCCGTCCAGGTAGTGGTGGGAGCGGTTACGACATTCTGCCAGTTGGGGCTCTGGCTGTCATCAATTGGATTCCACAGGTAGTCGCCCGCCACAAGGTCCACGAGCGTCCCGGACTCGCTCAGGGACACATTGAACGTGGATCCGGCAGGGCTGAGAATATCCAGCCCCGAGGCGACTTCGTCCAGGGTGACGTTGAATATAGAAGCCGCGACCGCAGGATCGTCCAAGATCGATGCGGCATCCGAGAACGCTGCGATGAGCGTGGCGGTTGCGGAAATTGCGTCAGCGCCCGAAGCGGTATCCGAGAAGGCTACATTGAACGTGCCGCCAGCATTGATGGAGTCTGCGCCGCTGGCAGTGTCGGCAAAGGCCGCACTAAAAACAAGCCCCGCAGAGAAAGCGTCCAGGCCGGAGGCAGTGTCCGAAACGGAGACGTTGAGCGTGGCGGTGGTAGATACCGCGTCGGTGCCGGTGGCAGTGTCCGAGAAGGCTGCGCTGAGCGTGGCGTTTACATTGATCGCATCCGCGCCCGTGGCAGTGTCCGAGAAAGCGACGTTCAGCGTTGCCGTCGTGTTGAGCGTGTCGGTGCCGGTGGCAGTGTCCGAGATGGCGACGTTCAGAACCGCGCTGGTGTTCAGCGCATCTGCCCCTGTCGCAGTGTCCGAGAACGCCGCGCTAATGACAACGCTGGCCGCTATCGCATCGGTTCCGGTGGCAGAGTCCGAGAAGTCCGCGCTGAACACGGAGCCGCCAGAAACTGCATCAAGGCCCGTGACGGTGTCCGAGAACGAGACATTGAACGTCGCAGTCGCACTGATTGCGTCCGCGCCCGTAGCGGTGTCAGAGAACGAGACGTTATAAATCGTCCCGCCGGCAGCGGCGAAGATCCACCCAAGGGAGCCGTTGTTGGTCGAATTGCCGCCTGCGTACCATGTGTCCGTCAGGCTGTAGGCCCGCACGCCCGTGATGGCCAAGTAGTCCACGTTCGCAGCCTGCCCGCTGCCCGTGAAAACCAGCGTCCCGGGGGAGGTTGCCGAAGACCCCGTGACCGTCAGCACGTTGCCTGCCGTGCCCGCAGCCGTCCATGATGTGGTGACGGTCTGCGTTGTCGTGCCCAGGCTGATGGTGTTGGCACCAGCGGCAGTGCTGCTGATGGTCTTGAAGGTGTTGTCGCCTGTAATGGTGAGCGTGCCGTTGCCACCTTGGTTCAGGGTGATGCCGGAATAGGACACGCTACCACCAGCGAATGTCTTGGCAGAAGCCGAGGTAAGGCTGATGGTGCCGGTGCCGGTGACGGTGAGGTTGGTGGAGGTGGACGCAGACCACGGCGAGGTTCCGGCGATAGTCCATGTTCCTGAGCCTACAGCAATGGTTCGTACATTGGAATTGTTGCTTGATACACCTGCAGCAGCCCCGCTTAGGGTCACGTTATAAGTGGCGGCGTCAAATGTTCCGCGCGTTACGGTCACTACATCGCTGCCACTTGTGCTCGATGAGTAGGCATCTTGAAGCACAACGGTGCCGCCAGGGGAGTCGACATACAGCGCAAACGGCATATTCTTACCGGCGCTTGTAATTGTTTGCGTAGCCCTCCCCGAAAACGTCTGGACACTTGTTCCGGTTACGGTTGTCCCAGTGCCATTGATCCAGTTTCCATGAATAAACGGGGTCGTCGTTCCCGTCGCCAGCGTCATCGTATTCGTCGTCCTGGCCGACATATCGATGGTGCCGATATTCCACCCCTGATCGATGGTCACGGTGGCACCACTATTGAGCCCTGTGGCTTGAAACACCGCCGTATCTTGGGCAAGAGGGAAATTGTTTGCCGCAGGAGCGCCCCCTGCAGTTGCCGCCCAGCCCGTGGAAGACCAGCTCCCTCCGCCTACCAAGTTCCAATACCGGGTTGTAGCGGCTGTAAACGTGATGCCGCTGTTTCCCTTGCAGTCTCCAATGCGCGTACCAGAGGCGGGAGCAGCAGCACCAGCGATGGTGATGTCTCGAAAGTCCACATCCGTCATGGTCACAGCAGCGGCTGTGATGGTGCAGGTAGTGCCAATGGTGTCGCTGCGGCAGAAACGCCGCATGGTGGCGTCAGTACCTGCGGAAAAGGTGAGAGTGCCTGCGACAGTTTGGTTGGCGGTCAAAGAAATAAATTTTAAGCCGGTAGCTATACTGCCCGAAAAAGACAGATTGTTGTAGCTATTGGCTCCGTTGACGGTGATGGTTCCTGTGCTCACACCCGTAAAACTGACGTTGTAGAACGTTTGATTGTTGCCAGAGAAGGTGGGAGAGTTGGACGAGACATTTATTTGGGACGTACTTGCGGTAACGGTCAAGTTCGCCCGAATATTTTCCGTAGTTCCAAAGTTTACGGAAGTTGTTCCAGAAATTGTTGTTGTTCCGGAACCAAAATTAACGGTACGAGAGTTGAGGTTGTTAGATGCTAAAGACAGTGTCGTAACGGCGTAGCCAGCAAAGTCTAGCGAACCATTTGTGACTATGATCCCGGATGGGGTTGCCGCGCTGCCAAAGGACCAACCGCAGTCCACACCGTTAACCGATATCGGGAAGCTGTGCGCAATACCGTTCGTAGTCAGCGTTCTGCCGGTTGTAGACCCCGTCAGCGTCATCGTTCCGCTGTAAGTACAGATAAACCCAGAGGCAGGAAACGAAATGTTGTCGTGGACGAACGTAAGCGCCGATCCGGCCAGCGTCAGGCTCCCCGACGCAGGTCCAGCGATAGTCAGCGACTTCATGCGGACGCCACCCGTAACCGCATCGATGGTGGCGGTGTAGGACGTTGCGTTGGAAGCCGCATCGAACACCACGTCGTCATGACTGCGTGGCACCGACGCCCCGGAGGCCCCGCCAGACGACGTAGACCACTTGGTCGTGGAACTCCAGTTCCCCGTGCCGCCAACCCAGTAGCGCGTGCTGTCAGCAGGTTTGGCGGTGAAATAGACAGGAGCGCCTGCGGTGCCCGTGCTGTTGGCCCCTGCGTAGAACTCACCAGGGCTGGTGGCAGCAAAGCCAATTGATCCCATCGCAAGGTAGTCAATGCCGCTGGTGCAGGCGCCTGCAAGGATGTGCGAGGTGCCTGTGCCGGTCAGGGTGACGACGTTGCCTGCAGTGCCTGTCACCGTCCATTTGCCGAAGGTCTGGGTTGTGGTGCCAAGGGCAATGGTGTGGGCTACGGTCTTGGTGGAGGCAAGCTCGGTAAATTGGTTGTTGCCGGAGATGGTGAGGGTGGAGATGCCGGTGGTGCCGCCGATGGTCAGCTTGTTGTAGGAGAGACCGCCGCCGGTAAAGGTGCGGGCAGAGGTGCTGGTGTCAGAGAGGACGATGTTGGCGGTGCCTTTGTAAAAGGCCGCATTTGTTGTTGTGGAAGCGTCCCAAGGGGAACTTGGATGTGTAAGGGTCCATGTACCAGAACCCATCCTAAGCGTCTTTACATTTGTATTGGAACTAAAAGAAAAATTCCTTGTAGTTACATTGTACGATACCGCATCAAACTCTCCTCCGTTTAGCAAAAGAGAAAATGTTCCGACACTAGTCGTATTTATTGCATCCCCTAATTGAACCTTTCCTCTTTCTATACTTATTCCGTAAGATATTGAAACACCATTAGAGGTAATGGTCACAGAATTTGGGCTGGAAAATTGTAAAGTGGACGCACCTGATGTGGTCACTCCGGTACCCAGTGTTAATGACCCGTAGATTGGTGTTGTTGTTGCAAGCGACAGGGTCATGGCGCTTGTGCGTGTAGAGGCGTTAACGGCGCCTACATTAAAACCTGCATTGATGGTGATGGTGCCTGTCACGCTGCCGGTGTTGTCAAACACCGCTGTGTCCTGAGCCAGCGGGAAGTTGTTGATGTCAGGCGTGCCACCAGAACCCGGTGCCCAAGCCGTTGCAGACCAGTTCTGAGCCCCGGCAAGGTTCCAATAGACGGTCTTTGCGGCAGGGAAGGTGATACCGCTGTTGCCGCCACAGTCGCCTGCACGGGTTGGAGAAGAGCCTGCCGCAGCCCCTGTGATGGCGATGTCTCTGAGGTCGCAGTCGGTGGCGCTGAGCGTGCCTACGCTGAGCGTGCGTTGCGTACCGAAGGTATTCGAGCGGATGAAGATTCGCCGGACGGGGGTGGCGCCGGAGACGGTTAGGGTGCCGGTGATGGTTTGGTTAAGCCCAAAAGTACACTGCATCAACCCTGTGGCAGCAGGGGCCGTCAGGGTCAGATTGTTAAATGTGTTCTGGCCTGTAATATTGTGCGTTACTGCGGTGGTACCGGTAAATGAAACGTTATAAAACGTAGAAAACCCGCCATCGAATGTAATTGCAGATGCCGATGTCAAGTTTATCTGCGATGCGCCCGCAGAAAAGGTCAAGTTCAAGCTTACAGCGAACTGTACCGGCGCAGTGCCACTAAACGTTAGCGTGCTGCTGCCTAGCGTAATACCTCTGACGTTGGTGTTATTGGACGACAACGCTCCGGCTGTGACGTTGAAGTTCTTGGTGTCGAAGGTGCCGTTGGTGACGGTGAGGGTGTTGCTGCCGATATTAAGGGCGTCGGCAAGCTCGACAGAGCCGCCGTAGGAATCAACCGTAAGTGGCCCACTAAACGTCTTCCCCGCGCTGGTAATGGTCTGCGTGTTTCGTCCAGAGTACGTTAGCGTATTAGCCCCCGACAGCGTCGTGCCAGAGCCGTTCTTCCAGTCCCCGTAAATGGTGTACGACCCAATACTCAGCGTCATGGCGTTGGTTCGCCCGGACATATCCACCGTGCCCGTATAAGGCACAGAAACGTCCATTGTTACCGTGGCCGATGTATTCAGCCCGGTATTTACAAAAGTTGCAGTATCCTGCGCGAGCGGGAAGTTTGCGTCGCTGGCGACACCACCAGCGGAAGTGGCCCAGCTTGTAGAAGACCAGCTGCCACCGCTATTATTAGACCAATACACCGTCTTGGGTGTGCTGAACGTGATGCCTCTGCAGCCCCTGAGGTCGCCTATCCTGGTGCCGCTGATGGGCGCGGCGCTGCCAATGACGTAGATGTCCCTGAAGTCGATGTCCGTCAGGCTTGGACTCGCGTTAACCGTCAATGTGTGCGCGATACCAAGACTGTTCGTTCTGCAAATAACCCTACGATTACCAGCAACACTGGTCGTGGAGAAAGTGCCATTTATAGTTTGGCTTGCGGTCAAGTTGTAGGCCACAAAACCTGCAAATACCGATCCCGCAAGCGTGAGGTCATTGAAAGTATTCTTTCCGTTTATGCCTCTTATTCCGCCAAAAGTAAATCCGACAAAAGAAACGTTATAAAAAGTAAGTCCCGGAGCGGTTGAATCGTTTGTTGGCCCCGCTTGCAAATTCCCTCCTCCGGTATTGGCAATAATAACCGTCGAAGTCCCGGCGTTGAGGGTAAAGTTCGTATTTGTGGACGTATTCCATCCGTTAAAGGTCAATGTAACAGTACTGCTACCTAGATTAAGAGTTCTGGTATTTGTATTGGCGCTATTAAAATCAAGAGCCGTTAGATTGTAATTATTTGTTGTAAGCGTCCCACGGGTAAGCGTAAGCGTTCCGCCACCGCCACCAAGCGTCCAAGCATCTCCGAGCGTGACCGTAATGCCGACGCCGTCGATAATCACTGAGCCATTGAACGATTTGGCGGCACTTGTAATGGTGCCGGTCCCGGTAATTGTCAGCTGGCCTGTATAGGTGTAGGTCATCCCCGCCGCGAGCGTGATGCTTCCTGCGACAGTGATGGATGCGGTGCCCGCCAGGGTTCCGGCAAACCCTGTGCAGTTGATGGACTTTGCCCCGGTGTTGCCGGTGGCTATGGTGCAGGTGCCGGTGGACAGGTTGGTGAAAAATACGTCGTCAGCAGTCGTTGGTACGCTGGCCCCGCCAGCGCCCCCAGACGTAGTTGACCATTTGGTGCCGGCAGTGCCGTCCCAGGATGCTGTCCCGCCGACCCAGTACCTGTCAGCCACCGTTTACACCTTGTAGTACCAGACGCCCTCGACCTCGATGAGCTTGGCTCCGCTCGGAGGGACGCCCTCCAGCTTCTGGTAGACCTCGCCGGCAACCTCCAGCGGCTGCACCTCGGGCTCCACAGGAGGCGCCGTGACCACGGCGATCCAGTTGTCCCGTCGCTGTTCCTTCATGGCTTGGATCTCGTCCTCCGTGAAGGCGTGATCATCCGGGAGGTGCAGAGCGTCCCGGAACACCCCGTAAGGGGTGTCAAACTCGAAGTCGATCTTGATCATGCAACGTCCTTGAAGATCTTGTTGTGGACGACGTTCATCACCGTCTTCTTGGATACCCCAATTTCATCGGCAAGCATCTGAAGCGTTTTAACAGGATAGCTCGACCGAATCAATCTGACATCCTCTTCTGACAGCCTTGAGTTTGGCCTTTTCGGGATTGGCAATGTCACTGCGTCCTGCTCCGACATCCCGTTCTTGATGCGATACAGGATAGCAGCAGGGCTACATCCAAGATCCCGGGCCCACTCTGCCAGCGTCTTTGTTTGACCATTCGCCGTGATATTTCTGTTGTTGCGCTTGTTGTGCGCCTGCTCTGTCCGGGTAGCCCATCTGCAATTCTCCGGCGAGTAGGAACCGTCGTTGTTTATACGCTCCAACGAACCTCCATCAAGCGGCATCCCCATGTGCTCCAAGAACTTTTGGAAACCTTCCGGCCCATGCCAACGAGGATCCACAAAGATGCCTCTTGCGCCGTAGTTTTTGTACGCCGCTTGGTTCTTGTTGTAGCACCTGTTGTGCATGCTGCGCCAGACGCCAAGGAGCTTGTTCCGTGTCATGCTGATACACCCTTCTGTTGTGAAGGGTGTATCCTAGCACATTACGCAGCATCCAGGGAAAAAGTATAGGATACGTTCAGCGTGTCCCCGCTGGCAACGGAACGGTCGCCGCCGGTGAAGTCGGCAGCAGAGAACAACGTTCCGGTCGTGCCGCCCTTGGTGTTGTTGGACGTCAAGAACGCCCCACCAATCGTGGTCGTGCCGTTGATGTTGAACGCCGCCGGAGAAGCGCTGTTTGTGGTCACAGACGGGTCAGCCAGCGTAGCCGCGCTGAACGCGCAAGTCGGACGCGTGGCGTTGCTGTACGTCGTGTTCTCGGTCCACCCGATGTGGCTGGACATGGTGTCGCCAGCAGCGGGGCTGTTGCTTGCTCCCGCGCCGTACAGACCGATGTACCACGTAGTGATCTGAGTACCGGCGTCAAGCGCCGCGTCGTTCATGTACTTCAGACCTTCGTTCACCACGAGGTTGTGGGACTCCGCTTCCCACTTCAGCTTCCCGTCCGGGCCGATACATTGCATGCGGAACACACCGCCGGCTTTGGTCTTGTTGATCATGGAGAACTCCTATGCAAAGCGCAACAGCGCAGTCGTGGCGGTTGCCGCCGGAAGTTGAACGGTGAAGTTGCCAGACGCCGTCTTGTCTGCGCCAAAATCGATGACTGCGATTGCCCGATTGGCTTGGGATGCGTTGTAGATCAACGCTCCACGGCATGTAAACGACGCATTGGGCCAGACCGGGTTGTCGAATGTGACGTAGGCAGTAGTCCCGGACAGCAGCACCTGGACGTTGGTAAGAACGTTCCCGCCGGCCACATAGGCTCCAGTCGTCTCTCCAGCGGTCGTGTAAACCGTGGTCGCGGGGCTCAAGTTCGCGCTTGCCGTGTAAAGCGCCATCTTGATGGTGTCCACCGGCAGGTTGTGGATGCCCAGCCAGGACTCCTGCTTGAACGACGAGCACATTCCTTGGAGGATAGGCATTTACTTCACCGGGTTCCTTACCTGTCCGCTGCGGTAGGCGTCCATACGGTTCTTGCCGTCGCCCAGGTTCTTCAGCAGCAGGATGGAGTCATTGAACTGGCTCGTGTACAACTGCACGATGTCCTGTTCCGCCTTCATGAACCGGGCAGCTTCCACCAAGATCGCGTTGACGAGCACGCTGTCAAAATTGTCGCCGAGCCAGGATGTACCTGCCGTGACAATGCTCTCGGGGTAGTAGAAGTAGTGCAGTTCCGCCGTGTACCCTGCGACAGGCGTCGGACCAAGGATGAACGTCAACTCCGTGGGCAGGTTGTACACCGGGCCGAAGATAGCGTAGTACTTCGGCACGCCTGTCGACGTGGGGTTCGGATAGCTCTCGCGGATGAAGTTGACATCCTTGTTGAGCAGGTACGTGTACGCGCCACCGCCCGTGGGGAAAACCGCCAAACTGAAGACCGACAGGAAGTCGTTGGGCGTGGCCAAGTACTGGTTGCCCGCACTCAGCACGCCCGTGACGTTCTTGCGCAGCGCTGGAAGCTGCACCGTGTTGTAGATCTTCTGCTCCGCCAGATCTGTCATCGTGGCGAAGTCAGCGTCAGAGAACGTGTTCTCGACGTAATCCTGAACAGCGGTCTTCAGTTCGGTGTAGTTCACGCCATCGGTCCCCGGGCCATCGTGCCCTTGGTGGCTGCGCCGTTGCCGCGCGTCTTGATGCCCGAGGTCTTCACCCCAGGCTGCTCAGCAGAGGACTCCGTCCCAACGGATACCCGCGTGGGCATCCGCGTACCCTTCAGCAGGGCCGGAATCTGCACAGGCTTGGCCTTCATCATCACTTCTTCCCCTTGCGCCCGACCGGGCCCTGGTTGGCCACACGCGCCATGTTGCGGCCCATCTTCATGAGCATATCATTGGTCACGCCGCCCTTGGCGAGCTTGGTCAGGGGTTGGCCCTTGTGCTTCGCCCGCTCATGCGCGTGAACCGCTTCCTTGGGGGTCACAGCTTTCATGTTCTCTCCTTGGTTGAACCGGATCATACCGGCAGATCAGTAGTTGGGAAAGGCCGAAGTCGGCGGGGTGAAGTTGCCTGTGTAACGTGCCACACCTACCGTGATCCGAACTTCGTCGATGTAGCCATTAAAAGATGTTGTCGACGGGCCAGAAATACGCGCCATGGTGGTCATGGGCTTATTTCCTTGATTCGCCGTTTCTACACCGTTGATGTATAGCCGCATGGCGCTTGTAGCCGGATCGTTGACAACGGCAATAAAATTCCATGCCGCCGTACCGATTGCGTACGTATTGAGCGGACTCAAGTTCTGGCCGGTTATTGGCGCCAACAAATAGTCCGCGGATGTGATGCCGTCTGAAATACCAAGAGAAAATTGGCTGGCTGCGGTGCTATTCCACCGAATGCCGGCCGGAACGGCGCTGTATACCCAAAGCTCTGCCGTCCATGGGGTGGCCGCTGTCGCCGATATGAAGCCTTTTACCGGATAGTTTGTTTGTAAATAGTCTCCGGCGCCATCGGAAATCAAACTTCCGGTGCCAAATTTGACAATCGCGGTGTTGACCTGCGCGTTGCCAAACGCCGTCATTGTGTAGTTGACCGGAGAGTTGTCCACAAACGTGGTAGCTCCGCTGGTGCCGTCCATGTGCAACAGCAACTTCACGTTGGCAAAGTATGGATCCGCTGCAGGGGCACTCGAATTTGCTACGATTGCCGTCCCGACTTCGCCCACGCCAACCAAGGTGTTGGGCGTGAGCGCGGCATCGAAACTCTGCGAGCCGCCAATAGGGTTCCACCCCCACTGGATGACCAGCATGCCCTCGCCGGGGTAGCCTTCCTGCAGCGGGCCGGTACCGGAAACAGGGTCCGTTTGGAGACCGTTGGTGCCAGACTGGTACCACGTATTGGTGTCAGGCCGAGGATCTCGAATAGCCTGTGGATCTGCCACAGGGTACATGCCAAGCTGCAGTTGTGGGTGATCTGGCGTCCAGCACTGCGGGCACGCCTTGATCTGCGTCTGCTTGGTCTTGACGACGAGGTTCTTGAGCTTCTTCAGGTCGAAGCGAAACCCGCAGACATCGCAGAAGCCGAATGCCCTTGCGCCGTTTGCAAAGCGGTTTGCCATGTCAGCTTATGAACATCTGACGCGGCACGAACCGTACCGCAGCCTTCTCACGGTCTTCTTCCGAAGCACGCTGCCAATCTTCGTCGTACTGTGCCTTCAGAACCTGCATGCGCTCCATAGCGCCAGGGATCTTCATCGACAGGTAGTACGCCAGCCCAGACACGAGGCAGGGCAGGAATCGGAAGGGGATGTCCTGCGTGGCTTCGCCGCCAGCACCAGCGTCTTGGATGCGCCGCAAGTACCAGTACACGAACTGGTACACGCCCGTCTGATCAGGCGTCGGCCAGACAGTGATGCTCGGCAACGCTGTGGCGCTGGGGGAGTAGCTGCTCCCCGCAGGGTACGCCGCCCCGGAGTTCCGGTTCACCAGCACCTGGATGGGCCGCGCCTGCTGGAGCTTGTTCGGGATGGAGGCGTAGGTGCTCACGCTGATGCGCGTGATGGTCAGGTCGACCTGTGTCGAGACGTTGCCCGCGCCCGTGCGGATGACATGCTCCAGGAGGTCAACGGTGTCTGACGGCAGTGTGTAGGTGTTGGTCCCTTGCACCAGGGGGATCGTGCCCTGGTTGAAGGTCCACATGTTGACGCCCCGGTTCGCCCAGTCAGCGAACAGCAGGTTCAGGGACCGCCGCGCCGTGCGCAGGTCATAGCCCGTGCGAAGCTCCGCCCCGCAGCGCTCGAACGCCTCCTCGACCGCATCGTTGAGGTCGAGGTTGAACGTGGTGGTCCCTGAGGTGGTCATCTGAATCTCGCGGTCTTCTGGGCGATGCCCTTGGGCTGCTTGACGAACTGCTTGCCTGCGGCCTTACCGGCACGCTTGGCCTTGGTCGTTGCTGCGTACTCCGAAGGGGACAGCGACTTTATCGCAGCCTCAGGGAGGTAGCGCTCCCCAGTGTCGGAGGAGCGTTTCCCGGACTTGGTCCGCCACTTCTGTGCGGTCCAGTCCTTCAAGGACTGCTGTGGGGACTTCATGTCAGTCCTTGTACCCGCCGCCCTTGGCCTTGTACTGCTTCGCCAGAAGCTGCGCCTTGCGTGCGCTCCACTGCCCTGCAGCAGTGCCTTGCGTCGCCTGCCCCTTGATGCGCTCGAACAGCGCCTTGCGCATCCCAGGCTTGGTGTAGTTGCCTGCTTCGTTCACGCGGGTTTCGCCACCCTTGGCGTACAGATCCACCTTGTCCCCGTCCTTGCGGCGGATGACCTTTGGCTTCTTCAGCTCCGGGCGGATGGCGCCCATCCCGCGTGAGGTTCGCATCAGTACACCTTGCACTTCCTGAGGCCGCGCTGCTCGCAGCCCGAACCCTTGACGCTGCCGCCCTTGGCGTAGGCTTTCACCTTGCCGCCTTTCTTGAACGCGGGGATGTCTTCCGCTTCACGGACCAGAGCGCCGCGCGATGTCGACGTAGGGGCCGCTGCACGCCCCGCCATGCGGCCTGCAACCGCACGACCGGCCACGTTGGCCCCCATCCCTCCAAGGAGGCTGAGCGCCGCCAGCGTGGCGTTCTTGGCCTCGTCGCGTAGCTGCTCAGGACTCTTGGAAGGCTGTCGCCCTGCGATGCGCGTCAGCGCATCTTCGGGGGCCGCTTTCGACGACTTGAACAGCGCGGGTACCTCATCAGCAGGCGGGGGCGGAGCCGAAGGCGCTCCACGGCGCGTCAAGCCGCGATCTGCGTTGAGCAGGTCGCGCAACGTGGCGCCGGGGTTCTTGCGCTGGAAGTCGGCAAGCTCTTCCTTGCTGACGAAGTTGCCGCGACTGGCACGATCAGGGTCCGGGCCGGTGTACTTGGTCCTGACGACAGGCCGTTGCGCCTGTCGCGCCCGTGCGACCGCCGTTCCTGCAGCGGCTTCTGCTTCAGCCGCCGCGGTATCTCTTGCCGCTTTTTCACGCGCGGCTTGAGCGTCTTTCGCATCGAAAAACGCCTGTTCAGCCGCGTAGCGCTTGGCAGTTCGCGCTACCCGGTCTTCGTAGTCATCGGCGTCGCGGCTGGCCATTTCAGACCATCCTGCCCTTGGTGTGGCCTTTGGTCACACAGCCGTCGGCACGCGTGACGCCGCCCTTGGCGTACGCCTTGGTCATGCCACCCTTGGCCTTCTTCTTCGGCGGCAGCATGCCTTCCGGGTCGATGTTCTTGGGGAAGTGCTTCTCCGCCGCATCGCTGGCCTTCTGCTTCGCCGCCGATTCCATGGCCATCCGTGCCGCAGCCGGAATTGCCGGAGCGGGGGCCGGAGCCTTCGTGGGATTTTGCGTTGCCATCATTCGCTCCTTACTTGCAGCTTCCGCCGCCCATCATCTTGACCATCTTGGCCGGGGCCTTGCCCTTGCGCTCGACGCCGCCACCCTTGGCAAACGGCTTGCCCTTGGCTTCCGCCATTTCATGCTTGATCATGGCCTTGGGGGCGCCCTTCTTCTTCATGAAGGCCACCTCCTTCTTCATCATCGCGGGGGACTCTTTCTTCATGGTCGGGCCTCCTTCGGCCTTGTGGGATTCAAACTTCCGGCCAACGGCCTGGGAAATGCCCACCTTCTTGGCAAAGGAGGGGCTGTGTGCAACCGCCCGCATCAAGCGAGCCTGAGACTCAGATTTGTACGGCACCTTGGCGACCCTTCAGATTGTCGATCTTGGCTTCGATCCGGTCAAAGCGCTCGATCAACTCCTTCATGTCTTGCCGGAACTCCGTCCTGGTGATGTGGTCTCGCGCAACCTCTTCCCGAGTACGATTCAGCAGGATGCTGATGCGGTCGAGTTCTTTGAACTTGGAGGCCATGAAGAACCCTACAACGCCAATCAGCAACGTCAAAACGGTGTTCCAAACAAACGTCGCTTCCATATCAGCAATTCCACGCCCTCAGTGATTTGTTGATACGGGAGTTCGGATCGTTGGCCGTCTTGGCCGAGGTGAGCTTCTTCTTCATGCCTTTCATCCGGGCACAGAAGCTGTCCCTACGAGGTCCGCCTTCCGGTTGCGGGGCTTTGAGCCCAGGCTTGCCGGGGTTGGCAGCGTTGTAAGACGCACGGCCCTTGGCGTTCAACCCGCCCTTCTCGGACTTGCCTTCCTTGCGCTGCCAAGCGGGGGTCTTAGCCATAGAACACCGTTGCGGTTGTCCCGGTGCCGGTAGTTGCGTACACGCCCGTCTGCGCCAGGATTCCTTCCCCAGGCAGCAGCATGTACAGCGATCCTGCAGCAGCCGCAGGTGTAAACGAGAACAACGTGGCGCCACCGTTTCCATCCGTGATGGTCAAAGCACCTGCCGACGCGGTAAACGTCATGGCGATGGCCTTGATCCGGGTGCGAGCGCCGTAAATGGACGCGGACGCAGCCGCGCCAACCGTGCCCATCTTGACATCAGTTTGCATCATGCTCTTGACCCCTTAGATAGAGGAAGCCCCGCCGCAGCGGGGCTGGACTCAGTTCTGGAAGGCGGTCGGGTTCTGCGAACCGTCAGATGCGCGCTGGATGTACGTGATCAGCAGCGTGCCCGCGCCAGCATTCAGCGTGGCGGACGTGTACGTGATCGTCGCATCCGTGGAGCCCACGTTGCTGAACAGCGCGGCTTGCGCACCAGAAGCGGGTGTGATGGCGAGATTGCCCGCCGTACCCGTCGTGATGGCCAACTGGCCGATCTGGGTGCCACCAAGCAGCACGGTGAATGTGCCAGACGAGCCCGACGTAAACGTCGTCGATTGCTGCAGCGTGATGCTGACGATCTGCGAACCGGCGGGAAGGATGCACGCCACCGAAGCAGCGGCATCAGCGGAGGTCACGGCAGCCGATTGGCCGAGAACCACAAGGCCGGTGTTTTCGGCGGCGCCGTAGCGTTGCGTGCCTGCACGGAGCGGGCCGGAGAAGGTGGTGAAACCCATGGTGTTCCTCGGTGGTGCCTATCGTCTTGAGGAGGAGTCTGCCGGGACAGTCGATAGGCCGGTCGTGGTGCCCGGAAGCCCAATGTGGGCGGTCTAGGCGAAGCCTAGCACACTCCCAGGCAAAAGAAAAGGCCCGCCGAAGCGGGCCTTGGAGACAGGAAGCCTGGGTATCAGGCGCCCGGCGAACCGAACGCGCCCAGCGGGTCCGAGACGCCGAAGCTGTAACGCTCGCGGGCCTTGTACCGGCTGTTGCCCGTGTCGAAGTCCGTGTCCATCGAGGTGGCCAGCGGAACCCGCACGAAGTGCTTCAGGCCGTTGGGAACGTCCGTGGTCAGGAACCACGCGTTCGTGTCCGTCAGCCAGTGGTTGATCGTGTAGCCTTCCGGCACCGACCCGTTGTTCTTCAGGGCGTTGATGTCGTTGTCGGCGGTACCAACACGGAGGTTGGTCTCCAACAGACGGGTGGCAACGAACTGAAGCGCCGGGGGCACGATCAGCTTGCGGGGGCGAGCCGCGATCAGGAGGCCGCGCTCGTCGGTCCACCCAGCGATCTGGATGACCGCTGCTTCGAGCGAGGTCTCGTTCAGGTCAGCGTTCGTCGAGGGACGGTTGCTGTTGACACCACCAGACACCAGCGGGTGCGCGGTGCTGAACAGCGGCTGACCGTCGCCGTAGGTCACGGCGCTGGAGAAACCGTTGTTCAGGATGGCAGCGGCCTTGACCTGCTTCGTGTACGCCATGGCCCGGGCGAGGGCCTTGGTGTAGCGCGCCGAGAGACTGTCGTACAGGTTGTCTTCCATCGCTTCTTCGGTGATGGAGAAGCCCATAGCGATGGTCTCGTGGTTGTAACGAGCGGTCCAGGCTTCCTGCGCGTTGTCGTAGGAGATGGCCGAACCTTCGTTCTTCACCGGGGCGGCGCTGAAGCCGGAGAGCTTGGTCTCCTCTTCGAACGAACGCTCGGAGGTCTCCGTCTCGTAGATCTCCTTGTGCTCTTCGCCGTAGCGCTTGTACTCCAGGCCGAACAGGGCGTTCAGACCAGGGAGCAGTTCCTTGAGTAGTTGGGCACGAGAAATTGCCATGATGGATGCTCCTTAGGCGGTGGCGCTGCTGTAGTAGCCGTGGATCAGCAGATTCACCTTGACCAGGATTTCCGGGTACACGGTGAAGATGATCGTCGAAGACGACGGGATCGCCGTAACGCCGCCCGGGACCGCGATGGCCAAATTCAGCGAAATCGACGTTGCGCCGGCAGAAGCCGCCGTATCCACGAACGAAGACGTCTCGATGATCTGGCCGTTCGGAGCCAGATACGCCACGCTGGTGCCGACCGGGATCGCTTGCGGAGCGCCTGGAGAGGCCAGCGTGAGGGTGGAGCCAGACGACGAGCCGGTAGCCGTGAAGCTGTAGGCCGTGTCAGGAACCACATCCACGCAACGAACCGGAAGGATCGTCGTGACGGGCGTGTCGGTCGGGGCCAGAATCGCGTTGGCCGAGTTGCCGGTGGCCGTGCTGCCGGTGTTGTTGATCATCGACAGGTTGGTGCCGATCATCGCAACCGCGCCCGAAGCCATCGTTGTGCCGGACGAGCAGACGGCGACTCGGAACACGGTGTCCGGGTCATCGACCACATACGCCTGGGCGTCGCCGGCCAGCGTCGAAGCGGGCCAGTACTGGCTGAAGCGCTTCTGCTTGGTCACGGGGTCGGTGTAGGTGCATCCGACGAAGATGCCCGTCACTTGGTTCACGCCGGTGCCGGTTGAAACCGACGCCCGGGTAACGAAACCCCGCGACAGCACGACGAAGTCACCGTAGAAGATGTCCGTCGCGTACGCGTACTGAATGGGTAGTTCACGGGTGGAACCCGCGAACGGCTGACCGCCGATCAGATTGATCGGACGAAGCCCGTAGGGCCTGTCAACAGTCGGGTAAGCCATTTAAGACTCCTTGATTACTGCCCGCGTCCGAACGACACTTCAGAACGCCGGTTCTTGAACAACGGCATCCGAGGATCGTTCTCGCGCATGAAAGTGTTGTCAACAGACTCCATCTGCCCGGTTGCCTGACCGTTGTAGAAGGCGTTCCGTTGTTCAACCAACTCTTTGGGGGTTCGGCAGAGGATCAGACCACCGACTTCGATGCTCCCAGGTACACGAGGCTTCTCGTCACACTGGTGCGCAAACTCAGGGTGCTCCGACATCTTGACAGGTTCCCAACCTTCGCGGATCTTGGAGGAAATGTTCCTCGGGTCGGCGACACCCAA